GTAGAATATGCAACAGAAGAGGGATGTCATCAGATATTTTGCGATGGAGGAATAAATATGTGTCCATCAGACATATTCGGACCAGAAAAAATAGATAAAAAGAAAGAAGAAGATACTTGCAACTATGAAAGTATAGGATGCACTAAATGTTGGACTAATGCACTTAAAAAAGTAAAGAAGGAGTGAGAAAAATGGCTATAAAGAATTATACAACAACTATAAATGTAAATAAAACCATAGGAGAAATACAAGAATTATTAAGTAAACATGGGGCTACTGCGATTATGACAGAATATAGTAATGGAAATGTAACCGGATTAAGTTTTAAAATTATGACTTCCAGAGGAGAACTTGGTATTAGGTTACCCTCAAATACAGACAGAGTTTTACAAATTTTAAAAAATCAAAGAAAAAACAATAACCAAGTTAAAGATACCTTTGACCAGGCAAATAAAGTTGCGTGGCGAATAATAAAAGATTGGATAGATGCTCAAATGGCAATATTGGAAACTGAAATGGTGGAAATGGAACAGATATTTTTACCATATGTTATGAATAATAAAGGACAAACTTTATACGAATCATTTAAAGAAAATAGAATATTATTGGAGGATAGTAATGATTAAAGAACTACAAGATGATATAAAAGCAAAAGAAATCAAATAAAATGGAGGTTAATCTATGGGAACAGAAGATACAATAGAAATGGTAATAATTAAGAATGATACTGTAATAAAGAAGAAATTCAGTGTTATAGACGAAGACGAGGTAATAAGCTTTAATTTAGGAAATTTCTTTATAGCACTACGAAAAGAAGATCTTAGAAAATTAATATGAGGAGGTACAAATGAGAACAGATTTTGAATCTAACAGAATAATATTAGAAGGGGAAACGATATATTTAACTGCAACTCAAGGAGAAATATTAAAGATATTATACAATAAAGGGGATAAAGTAGTGAGCTTTGAAGAGTTTGCAAATAAGCTTTATAATTGCAAATTAGATACATACATCAAAAAAACAATTAGAAAACATGTAAGTTTGCTTAATCAAAAGGTGTTTAAATATATAAAAATTAAGAACATAAGAGGAATAGGATATGTTCTGGAAGGAGATATAAATAATGAGTGTTAATATAGGAGCAGAAAAGAGTAAGCTAACGATATATAAAGATGAACAGGGTAGATATAAAATCTACATTAAGGGAAGAGAATTACAAGAAGACGGAACAGAAAAAGATATATTTATGTCTAAAACAATTCAATTCAAAAAAGATGTATTATTAAAAAACCGAACAGTAATAGAAGTACTAAATGGTTGGAATAGTTGTTATAGAATTAAAACAAATGAATTAAATGAAAAAGGAAAAGAGAAATATAAATATTATGATAAATATTTTATAAATGAGTTTAAAATATTACAAGAAGGAGAAGACGGATATTGTAAGCCTAAGAGAGAAAAACAGAAAGACGATTTTTCATTCGAATACAATGGAGATGACTTACCATTCTAGGAGGAAAGTATGAATTTTAGAAAAACAATAAGAAGAGGAATAAAGACATTTAAAGACAAAGAAATGTTCTTATATGGTCGCATAAGTGAGAGACATAGAGCAGTAGCATATTGTATATTACATAAGTGTTATTTGGAATCTAAAGATATAATGGAAAAAGGATGCAACAAGAAGAAATGCAAATATAAAGAAGAGGTGAAATAAAAAGGCGGAAGAAAAATAGTAGAGAAGAAAGTAGAAAAACAACAACAAGAGAAAAAAGAACAGCTTGTGCGTGCAGGGGAAAATCAAATATTAGAAGAATTTAAAAACAATTTGCCGGAATATATGGAGAAACGATTACAAGCGTTAACACAAGAAATAAGTTTAAAAAAAGATGTGGGAGGATTAAGCAGTATTGAAATAAATGAATTATTAAGACCACATAATTTGATAGGAAAACAACCCAAATATACCGCCGAGCAAATGCAAATAGTGTTTGATTATTATAGAGAAGCATTAGTAAAAGTAAATCAAAAATTTAAATACCCACCAAGTAAAGAGAACTTTTGTGCTTTTGCTGGGATATCAACTGCGACATATAATCAATATTTGATTTCTCCAGATGAAGCAAAACAAGAAGTAATGCTGATGATAGATGACTATATAAGAGAAAATATGCTAACATCAGCACAATTAAAAGAAGTTGATAATATAACAACAATGTTTAGAGGAAAGACAGCACACGGTCTAGTTGAGGCAAGTGCGCCAATAGTAATAGAACATAAAAGTGAAACAGATATATCAAAAATAAATTCAATGATAGAAGCTATAAAGGCTGGAAAAAGTTTAAAGACAATAGAATTAAGTAAAAAAAATTATAAAGTAGAGGGAGAGTAAAATAAATGGAAATATATACCGGCGGAAGAGGGCAAGGAAAAACATTAAAAGCAATTCAATTATCAGCAGAAAAACAAATGCCAATAGTATGTTTTAGTTACCATCAAATGGAATATATAAAATATAGAGCCAAAGAAATGAATTTTAAAATGCCAAAACCTATAATGTTTGATGATGTTAGAGGAAAAGTAATAGGGAACAGAAGAGGATTAATAGTTGATAATTTAGATTTCCTTTTGAGAAGATTATTTGATGATGAGGTTCACTATGCGACTATGAGAACTTGTAATATAACGAGAGTGGAAAAAGAATCATAGTAAAGATTAAAGTAAGAGATTTTGATTAAGAAAACAGTTGGAAAAAGATTTCATGTCAGAAAATTTTGACAAGGCACTGGAAAAAGATTTTAGGTTGAGTTTTTTTGAAGGTGCCTGCAAAAGATTTTGATTTAAATATTATTGCTAAAATGTCAATAAAATGGAGAATAAAAGGTGAAATATTTTACAGGAATTTTACAAATATAAAGGAACAAAGCAAATCAACGGAAATGTTGAAAAATTAAAGAAAAACGAGCCACGAGAATTGGTTTTAAACGGTTTATTTTTGCAATTAATACAAGTTGCTTGTCAAAGACGTAAAAAGGCTTAAAATGCCAATAAATAGGAATGGTAAGAAACGCAAAAAAAGAAGCAAAAAGCTTCTTTTAAATATATTATTATTTCATTGCGCAACCAAGAATCACTAAAAATACTATAATCGCCAATATTATGCCAGCAAACAAAGCGAATTTTATTAAAACCCAAATAAGGAAAGCGGCGAAAACAAAGCCAAGTAAAACTTTTAAAGCTGTTGATTTATTTATTTCTTCTTGTTTTTTTGCTTCTTCTTTAATTTGTTGCAATTCAATATATTTTAAATTATTTTTCCATTTGTTACAAACTTCGTTTAATGTTTTATCATATATTTTATCAATATAATCTTGTTGTATAACAGTTGTGCCAAATGTTTTCGTATATTCTTTTCTAGTTTCTATATTATAAAATTGCGCTAACAATACATTTAATTCCATTTCATTTTTAGGATTTGTTCTTTCAAACACTCTATCAAACGAATTTTTTAAATCGTGATAACAGGCTATTAACAAATCTTTTTCATATTGTTTTTTCTCTTTTTCTTGCTCTTTTTTTCTTTCGATTTTTTCAATCTTTTTTAATTCTTCTTGTTCCTCACGTCCTTTATTTTTTTGTTTATTTTCCATAATATACAACCTTTCTGATTTTTTTAATTATACCCCTAATTTTAATTAATTTTCTAATTTTCTATATTCATTTATTATATTGTCAATCTCTTCTGTACTTAGTGTTGCCCCTGATATATCATTTAAAAACAAATTTGCCTCTTATTCGTCAAACTCTTTATCATTTCCCTCAAAATAATAAATTAATTCTTCCACATAATCCATAATTTTTTTACCTCCTAGATATTTAAATATTTTTTATATTTGCAATCGTTCTAATTGCTTAAATTTTCATTTTCTTTTTTTGAAATCTATTTATTATTATAAACCAGATCCTTACGTTCCTATTATATCAACTAACTATGCAATGTTGCAAGTAAAATTTACTTTTTTATATTCTGCGTTTTTTTCGTTCTTTTTCTGATATTCCTTTATTTTTTTTTCTAAATCTTCCAAAATATAATCTATTTGTACATCTGTTAATTTATTGTTTTTTGCTTGCGTAAATATAAAAGTATTCATGCTTTTGCGACCTGATAATTTGTATTTTAAAAAGGCCAATCTTATAATCTCTAATATATCCATTTAAAATCGTGCTCCTTTCTTAGTATTGACAAGTAAGAAATTTTATTGTATTATTTGTTTAGGCTATGTGGTTTAGTCGTTTTTTATAATATTTACGTAAGTAAAAATATAAAAATACACTAAGCCTATTATTTTTAATATTATTGATATTTCAAAGTTCTTAATTTCTCCGATTAGTAATAAAATTGATGTAATGTATAACGTTGCTAATATATAACTTTTAAAATTTAACATATAGTTTTTCTTCATATTTTTTATCCCTTTCTTTTGTGATTTTTCTTACTTGTCAATTGCCCGTTTTAGGTCGTTAGCTCAACCCTTTTATTATGCTTCTACTAGTTCAAAATTTTTATCATATTTGCCGATTTTCAATTCAAGATAGAATCCGCAATCAAAGTAATCTGTCATTGAATCGCTATCATCGTAATTGAAGCTATTGCATAAGTCTTTTACAAATTTAAAAATCTTTTTTCCATATTCTGAAAGCTCAAAGTCGCTGTCAATATGATATTGGTTAATTGTTATATTTTTATTTTCTAATCTGTTTTTTAATTCTTTTTTCCTTTGCTCACTTTCCCAAATATCAGTATCACTTAAACCCACCCATTTGTTGTAATCTTCAATAATTCTTGTTTTTGAACTCTTACTAGCTTCTTTTACTGCTGTTTCATAATCATTTAAAGGGTTTTTAGTGTCTTTCATTAATGAAATATTTAAACCATTATAGTAACAATTACCTTCAGTTGTTACCGAAAAAGTAGCAGAAGGGAAAACCCTTTTTAATTCTTTTTTTATTATTTTCGCGATTTCGACTATTGGCAAGTGTTTGTCACTGTTTACACCTTTCCAACCATAACCACTGTAAGAGTTTTCTATCTCTTTGGTTCCTAATTCAATAGGTTGCTGTGTTTTGCTTTGCTTAATGTACCAACATTTTTTTGCCTTGTGCCATCTGTAACCGTTTGCTTTTAATTGTTCGCGTTCTTCTTTTGTTGGTATTTCTTTAAAATAAAGTTCAATTCCTTGTTTTTCTTCGTTGATTTTTTCAACATATTTTGTTTTAATTTTCATAAATAAAACCACCTTTCTATTTTTTCTCAAAAGGGGGTTGATTTTTTCTATATTCTATTTTATAATAAATATAGAAACACCTTTCGAGGTTTTCTGGGGCTGATATAGTGTTGTAGTTTCTCAGGCTTTCACACTGTATCAGTTTTTTTGTTCTTTCCCTTAACTTGATTATATTATATCATATTCGTTAATACGTGTCAATACTTATTATAAACTTTTTATATTTTTTTTAAATATTTTTCTATTGCTTCAAGTGCTATACTTGAATATGTTTTATCCTCTTTTTTTAGTTTCTCATCAAGTGCGTTTGCCATATACTTTGGAACTCTTACAATATATCTTTTTACAATTTCTTTTTCACGTTCTTGTTCTTTTTTATAATTTCTTTTAGTTTCTCTCATAATATAACCCCCTTTTCATTGATATATTATATTATACCACACTCGTTAATACGTGTCAATACTTATTATAAACTTTTTTAATAATTTTATGCATAAAATAACCCCACATAAGTGGGGCATGGACTATCTACCAATAGACATAAATAAGTTTGTATAATCTTTCATGGTTTCGCCATAATAATTATATAAATTCATATAATTATTATATAATTCTTTGTAATTGTCAAAAATTATATAGTTTTTACTTTCCTTTTCCATGAAATCAGGCAAACTATAAACGGTTGTTAATAACATATATTGGCCTTGATTGTTTTCTTTATTATCTATATAGCTAAGTATTATTAATTTTTTATATTTTTTTAACCCTTTATTAAGATTATTTTTAATTAAAGAAATAATGTTACGATATTCGATCGCGTTTTTTTCTGTGTCAAAGTGATTTAATTCTAAAATCAAAGTATTATTTATAGAACTATATAAGGTACTATCTTTATATATGTTTTGCATTTGTAATGAAATATTATCTATATTTTTAGTATTATTTTTTACTATTAGTATTATTGATAAAACTATTCCAATTATTAATACTACAATCATACAAACCAAAAACCACCATTTCTTGTATAATTTTACTTTGTTTTCTTCCATTTATTACACCCCTTTATATTATATTAACATTATTTTATATTAGAATCATACATATTACAACTATTTTATTCCGACATTATTCGACAATAGGGCGTACATACTATTACAAAATCAATTTATTATATTTTAAAATGATCTTGTAGTATTTTACAAAGTATATATATTGTATTAGTTTTGTGTAAGGTTATGTTACCTTACATTTGGTATATATTTAAGATAAAATATGGCATATAATTTGTTGAATATTTAATTAAAACGTTGCAATGCAGTATTTGCAAGCGTTTGAAGGGATAACGTAAACGCTAAAACATTACGCCAAATATTAATTTTGTGCAATGTTGTATACCCTACCCCTATTTTTAGAGGCATAGAGGGGGTTAAGTTACCTCTTCAAAAATTCCCAAGTCGCAAAATAGAGTGAAACGTTTGCGAAAATATAACTATAAATATTGAAAATAGTACAAATAATTAATATAATCTAATTAAAGTAAATAATCTAGCTAGGTTATTGAGTAAGTGGCGAGTCTGCTTGCTTGATAACCATTTTTTATACCTAAATAATTGAATTATAGAAATAAAAGGACTGAAACTTAAAAAAGTGAGTTCAATACTTAGGGAGAGTAAAGGGATATAGAATTAGTACATATATCAAAAATGATATATGAAATGGGGTTATATATATCAAATTTGATATATGTTAGGGGAGATTTTATCAGGAACTATGTAGAACTTAATGAAGGAGATAGAATTTTAAGAAAAAAGTCAATAGATTATTTGAAAAATACCGATGAATTACAAAAAACGGAGATGTATGTAAAATTTTTTTTAAAATCAGCAAGTGTGTTAGCAAGAGAGAAACTATCTTCAGCAGAAATGTCAGTATGTTTAGAAATGTTGCAGTATATCAGATATGATACTGGATATTTAGCTTTTGATAATGGTATTAAATTGACTTTAGATGATATAAAAAGAAAATGCGACTTTGTTTCTGGCATAAGTGTTGCAAGAGCAGTAGAAGAATTAGTAAGTAAAAAGATATTTGCAAAAGTAAAAACAGGCAAAGAAAACAATTATTTAGTGAATCCATACATTTTTATGCGAGGCGTTAGGGTAAACAGAACCTTGTCAAAGACATTTGAGTATAGTAGATGGGCTAGACTTTATAGTTAAAGGAGGAGTTTGGGATTTTTAAGAAAATAGGAAATTTAATTGGTACAGCAACAGGAGGAACATTAGTAGTATTGTCTACAATACTTATCATTATATTAGGTTTGGCATTGTCAGGATTAGTATTCTGGGGCATAGGAGAATTAATAGTATGGGCATTTAAAATAGGCTTTGTATGGACATACTGGCACGGATTATACACAGCAATAGTGGTAAATGTATTAAGTAGTATATTTGAAGGTAAAAACAATGAATGATAGAGCAAAATTTATAGAAGTAAGTAAAGAACAGCAAGATAGAATAGACCTAATTAGAAGTTCATTTTCTAATATATATGATGTGATAGACCATAATTGCAAACCAAGTAGAGAAACATCACTTGTACTAACAAAATTAGAAGAAGCTCAATTTTGGGCAATAAAAGGAATAACAAGGGAGGTTCAGTAATATGGGAAGCAAAGAATTTATTGAGAAGTGTAAAGAAATAGTAAAACAATATGCACTTGAACATTTAGACAAGAGTGATAATATTCCAGAGTTTGGAGTATTTGATGTTTGGTATTGTAAAACATTACAAAACCATAAAGCATTATTAAGTACAACTCTATTCGATGGTATGTATTATGAACTAACATACAATGGAGATAAAAAAGAATTGTATTTTGACGCATATAAAAAATTTGAAAATAAATGTATAAGAATGGAGGGAAATTAACTATGTATAATAGAGCAGAAATAAAATGTACACCAGAAGAATTGGTTATAAAATTGCCAAAAAAGATGGAATTAAATGATACTATTAATTTAATGAATAATTCTGATTATAAGAAAAGGTTTCAAGCAGAATATTATCAAACAAAAATAAGATACGAGAAATTGTGTAAGATGTTAGTGAAAAACGAAGCTAAAACATTAGGATTTACACCAACTTGTCCAATTGAAGTATTAGAAGACCAAAAATACAATATGGAACAATATTTAAAATCTTTACAAATCAGAGCAGAAATAGAAAATATTGAATTAGATTAGTTTTCAACAGCTACTAACTATTCTTATAGTTAAAGGGTTGTGAAATAAATTACCTATCTACCAAGAGTAGAAAAGGTTTCTGGTATTGTATAAATACTGGAAGATAAATCTTCTAGTATTGTGCAATTCCTGTATATACGTTGCATAGTTTAATTGGGAAAACAGCAGTCTCCAAAACTGCAAGATATAGGTTCAAATCCTATTGCACGTACCATTAAACATATTATTACCCAAGTGCTAAACTGTAATATCATACAGCTTGGAATTGTTCGATAAGTAGTCAGACATACGAATACGTTTGTAAGGTTGCTTTCTATGTATAGAGATATATGTAGAGGAGAGGTAAAATTCAACAATGGACAATGTGCAGGGTTTATCGCTTAATAAAACACTAGAGTTGTCGTAGCCACAATAGACGGGCTAGTAGTCAATAAGCCTATACCTCATATCTAGCAAATATGAAGCAATGTAGGTAATGCTAAACAAGGCTATTTCTCGTGATGTTCTTGAAAGAGAACTATAAGACATAACTAGGTTAAAGTAGCCCAATACGAGACAACTTACAGAACAATAGGTATTAGATTGGTTAATACATATAAAATTATCTGAATGATGGGTGAAATTTACGAGAAATCAATCTCGTACGAGCTAGAACGGGGCAAGAAGTATAGAGGTCGCAACTTTATGCTCAGACTTGCTTTCTCGGTGGTTGAATAATTAAGAAGATAAAACTACTGTAAGGGGAAACTCTAATAATATGTTTGTATATCGCGGGGTGTTGGAAACGGTATCCGACAAGTCTCCTTAGCTTGGGAAGGTGGTTCGACTCCACCCTCCGCAACCATTAGATATATTGAACAAGGTAATTACCTGTTCAATTCGAGGATTGATATATCAGTCCTTAACCATATATTGGCGATAGTGTAAAAGCAGCACAATGTAGGAGTAAACTTTAGTAGGGTATACACGAGGAAGAAGAAACTCATAGGAATAAAGGGTGCAAATCCCCTTCGCCGATGCCACAGGCCTTATTATAGGTAATTGCTATTAAAGATATACTGAACTAGTGCGGTATGTTAAGACTGCTGAGGTGGTCGTAGTTAGTTACCTAGTAAAAATTGACAACTTAATCCAGAAAGTTTGGAGCTTTCCTGCTAAGAAATGCGTACCTAATATGGTATATGGTGCAAGTCCATAGGTTGTCGCCAATGGCAGAGTAATTCAAACGGCTTTGAACACTGTCTTGAAAACAGTTGGAGCAGTAAAATGCTTGGGGCTCGACACCTCACTCTGTCGCCAAAAAAATAGTATGTAGTGATATAGCTCGTAAGATGGTGACTTACCTTGCTTCTTGAAGCTAGAACAGAGTGTACATTTATGAGGCTAGATAAACAGGAAATAGATAGGAAAATAACCATGTCGACATATAAGTCCTATTAGCGTAAAGTGCAGTAAACTATATCATTACATAGTGTTTATTAGAAAGGAACTATTATGGGAAAATTTGAACGAAAACAGACAATAAAAGAATGGGAACTAGAAAAGGGAATAGAAATAATAGAGCCCACAGGCTTTTGGGGACAAAAAAATAAAATATGGAATAGAAAATATAGTGAAAAATTATTTAAGAAATGTGCTAGATTGAGTGAAATAAAATGCAAAACTGATAAGGGACTAAAGTTTTTATGTGGAGGTAATTAAGATGGGATTGCACGATAAATCAAATAGAGAAACACGCAAAAGGAAGTATGCAGAACAATTTGCAAAAACACAAGCAAATAAAAAGAGAAAAGCAGAAAAAAGAGCTAGAAAGTTAGGTAAATAATGCATATAGGTACATATATTGAGTTAATATTAATTAAAAAGAATATGACACAACAAGCCTTAGTAGACAGACTAAACGAATTAGGATTAACAAACAATAACGAAATTGTTAGAAAACATACCATATCAGACATAGTAAACGGAAAACTTACAATATCTCCATTTATGGCAAGAAGGTTAGAAATAGCTCTAGATATGCCAAAATATAGCATCGTAAATTTAATAGGTTTGCCAAAAACAGAAATAGGAATAAAAAAGTTGGAGGAAATAGAAGGCAAGATTATGAGAATACCATACAAGAAATAATAAAACTTCTAAAATCAAACAAAAAAATAGATGAATATTCTTATTATACAATGTGTGAAAACTTGTATCAGTTGCTATTGCAATATTTTGACAGTGGTGTTAATAGTCCAGATAGAAAAAATATTGAGCTAAATGCTTGTAAATATGCAATCATATTTTTATTGCCAGCAACAGAAAATAAAATTATAAATAGTAGTTTAGAGTTTCAATCACAATATTATAGTTTATATGAAAAAACACTTGCATTTGCAGGCAGAAGGTCGTTAGAACACTTTTTTGATTATATGGAGATGAATAATTCAAAGAAGGTTTTAGCGGGCAGAAGAGGCATTTTAAAGCCTTTTTTGTTCTACTTAAATAAGATTACATTTTCAGAAAAATTAAAGTATATAATAGCTTCTTACCCCCCTAGTGCTGGTAAATCAGTTACATTAACATATTGGACAGCTTGGCTATATGGAATAAGCAGAAACTATTCCGTGATAAGAATGTCTTATTCAGATGACTTAGTAGCAGGATTTAGTAGAAACGTAAGAGAGATTATAACAGACAAGCGATTCAGAGATGTATTTCCAGAGTATAGACAGTATGGAGATAATCCATTTGCCACAAAAGAGGTATATAACTGGAAGTTAAAAGACAGTACGGTACCAGCCTCACATATAGCAGTATCAAGAGATGGGCAGGTTACAGGTAAAAGAGCCAACAAGGCAATGATATTTGACGATATGACCAAAGGTACAGAAGAGGCAACAGACAGTACAATACATCAAGGGCTATATAATAAATGGACAGGAAACTGGATTAATAGACGTGACGGAGATAGTACAAAGTTTATATTTGCAGGTACAATGTGGTCTCCGGAAGATATTTTAAATAGAATTATACAAGATAGAGAAGCAATATCAGAACTAGTTCCAAGCGATAAGTTTAAATATGTATGGGAAAGCAAAGATGGAACAACAGTAGTAATAAGAGTACCATTACTAGACGAAAACGATGAAACAACTTGTAAGGCCGTAATGACAACAGAAGAAGCAAGACAGTTGAGAGATGTAACAGATGAGTTTCAATGGGCTTGCGTGTATCAACAAGACCCGATACCAGCAGAAGGACTTGATTTTGCAGATGATTTATTAAATCATTTTGATGATTTGCCAGTAAATGAAGATGGAACACCGGCATATAGCAATTATTCATTAGCAGTATTAGATACAACTAGGCGTGGTAAAGATAATGTTTCAATGCCGATATGTAAAACAGATGGAAGAATTTATTTTATGATAGATGTTATCTTTAAGAAAAAAGCAATGACCGAATTATACGAAGAAATTGTTGCGAAAATAGAAGAACATCATATTACTTGGCTAGTAATAGAAAACAATACAGATACTTCTTTAAAAGTGCTATTAGATAAAATGCTAGAAGATAGAGGAATATATTATTGCACTATAACAGAAAAGTACAGTACAGTAAAAAAAGAAAAAAGAATAAAAGATAATCAAGGAACCTTAAGAAAATTAATGTATTTCAAACCTAAGACAAAATACAAACCAAATAGTGACTATGGACGTTTTATGAAGAATTTAACGACGTATAGTTTTGACTATCCTAATAAAAATGATGATGCTCCAGATAGTGGAACATTGTTCGTAACAGAAATTATATTAGAGAGGGGGAAACCTAACAAACCAAAAGCAATAAATAGGAGTTTACTAGGGATTTAATATGAAATCAAATAAAGTAAAGATAGGTTATAAAGAATATGAAATAATAAAAAAACAACAAGTAATTGAACTTCCGAGTGAGTGCTATGGAAAAATCGATTATGACGAAGAAATAATCGAAATTTCTAATAAATTTAGCCAGATGCAACAAAATCAAACATTCTTACATGAATTAATACATGGAATACTTAAAAAACTTGATTTGCACGATTTAAGACAAGATGAAAGAATTGTTAATCAATTGGCAATAGCATTATATGAAGTTATATTAGACAATCCACACATATTTACTATGAAAGATATATAGGAGGTATAAGGAATATTTGTAGTAATTGTATGTATCAGTATAAATGTATAGAATTTAGATACAGCAACATAATTTTAAAACATATGCAAGAAGTCACTCGAGTTAAGAACAAAGATGGTAATATCATAATATATGTTCAGAAATGTAAAAAGTATACGAAAAAGGAGTGGAAAACGCGAAAAGAACGCGAAAAAGCTTGACAAAATACGTATAAATAGTAAGGTTGAAAGTAGGAGAACTATTTTGATAGTGGGATAAAGATACATAAATTAATATATGGAGGGATTAAGTATCTAAACTAATTCATCTCCATTTTAGGAATGGGTTGTATTTCGAGAGCAATCCGTTTACAACCTAATTCTGTTTATGGAGGCGAGAAAAGGGAACCAAAGGTAGAAAATGTTGAAAAAGAAATAATGTCAGAACCAATTGAAAGTACTGAAGTAGAAAATACACCAAAAACAGTGCAATACTTTGGAAGAAGAAAACTATTATCTTCATACACCAAGAAAGAAATAAATGAAAAAACATTGGCTCAAATTCTACCAGAAGTTTTAAGAGAACATGAAATTAATGCAGGCGAAATTGATTATTTATACAATTATTACAAAGGAAAACAACCAATTCTGAACAAAAAGAAAATAGTAAGACCAGAGATAAACAATATTACATTAGAAAACCATGCTTTTGAGATAGTAGAGTTTAAAAAATCTTATGTGTATGGAGAACCAGTCAAATATGTTCAAAAAGGCGAAAAAGAAGGAGAAACATTAAACCCAGAAATATCTTTACTTAACAGATTCATGGAAAGTGAAGATAAAGCAAGTCTAGACAAAGAACTTGCCGAGTGGCAGTACATTTGTGGTACTGCTTACAGGTGGGTTGAAGCGGATAGAAGAGGTGAGGAAGATGATGCACCATTTGAATTGTCAGTTCCAGACCCAAGAAGAACATTTGTAGTGTATTCAAATGACATAAAAGGAGACCCCTTATTTTCAGGGTATATAAGCTATTTTGTGGACCATATAATGACTGATGATAAAATACCATTAGTTGTTAAATATAGAGTAGTAACAATATATACAGATACAGATAAATATATATTTAAAGAGGATAATGGAGAATACAAAATAATGCCTCAAAGCATTCCAATTAGTGAAAAAATGGTCAACGCATACCCTTTAGAAATAAAAGGGCAAAGAATTATAGAATATCCATTAAACAATTCAAGGCTGGGCTTAATAGAACTTGTAATGTCGGACTTAGAAGCAATAAACAAAATCAAATCTGCAGACTTAGATGGGATAGACCAATTTATTCAAAGTTTATTAGTATTTGTGAACCAAGAAATAGATTTAGCAACATTTAAAAAATTAGTTGCAAATGGAGCCATACAAGTTGCTTCATCTGACCCAGGGAAGCCAGCAGATGTAAAGTTATTAACAAATCAGTTAACACATACAGAAACAAAAGTAGTATCGGATGATAGATATGAAAGCTTATTGTCAATTGTAGGTATTCCAAGGCTTAACCACAAAGCAAGCGGAGGAGATACAGGACAAGCTAGACTTTTAGGAGAAGGCTGGACAATGGCAGATGAAAGAGCAAGGCAAGATGAACTTTCATTTAAAAAGTCAGAGAGAAAGTTTTTAAAATTAATCTTAAATATTTGCAAGTACAAGACCAAAGACAAAGATGAGCAAATTAAAACATTAAGATTGTGTGATATAGATATTAAATTTACAAGAAATAAATCAGACAACTTGTTGGTCAAAACACAAGGATTAATGAATATGATGTCAGCACAAGTGCCACCAGAAGTAGCATTTGTAACTTGTGACTTGTTTTCAGATCCTAATGATGTTTACCAAAAAGGAAAAGATTATTTTGGCAAGGACTTTTGGAAAAAAGATTCCAAGTCAACAGAAACCTTAGTTAGTGGGGGTATCACTAACCACACCAATACAAGCACTCACTTGGCAAAAAATGAGGTAGGTGGAGAGAAAGGAAAAGAAGATGGAGAAAGAGGAATTAGTTAAACTATTATCTAATGCTGAATTAGATGATAATGCGAAAGTAGAAGCTATTCAAAAAATGGTTGATACTTCGTATGTACCAGCAACTGTAGTTGCAAATGAAAGAAGAGCTAATAAGGAAGCAATTGCTAATAAAGATAAGGCTATTGCAGATATAACAGCAGAATATGACGAATTTAAAAAGTCAAAAATGACAGAAGAAGAAAAGAAAACATTAGAAGCTAAAGAAAAGGAAAAAGCATATAATGAAGCACTAAAAAAATTAAGTACAGCAACAGCAAAAACAGTATTTGCTAGTGCTGGATTAAAAGAAGAAGATTATTCAGACTTTATTGAGGACATAGTTGGAACAGATGAAGAAAAAACAAGAACACTAGCTGAAAAAATATGTCAAACAATAACAAAACAAAAAAGTGATGTAGCAACAAAAATGAAAGATAGTATTATAAACGGAACTACACCACCACCAGCAGGAAATGCTGATTTTAGTACAACAAGCAAAAAAGACCAATATATGCAATTATTGGAAGAAGCTACAAAGAAAAATGATATAAACAATATGGTTTATTATCAAAGACTTGTAGAAGAAGAAATAAAAAAAGAAAATTAAAAAGGAGAGATTTAAAGGGCAGATAATTACGCAATGAGTTTTTCGACACCTAACTATTCAGGTGCACTATTTAACAAAGGAAATGAGAGAACACCATTCTTATCAATGATAGCTGGAAAAACAGCTTACACAAATTCAGTTGAGTTCGTATTAGGACAAGACTACACATCAGAAGAGGGAAATATACCAAATATAAGTGAAAAAGGTTCTTTAACAGCACCAGATGCTACATCAATTACGAGAAGTCAAAATACAAACGTAACACAAATATTCCAAGAATCAATAGGAATATCTTATGCAAAAATGTCTAATATGGGTACTTTATCAGGAGCAAACATAGCAGGACAACAAGCGAATCCAAAAACTGAATTAGACTTCCAAACAGCAAATAAATTAAAGAAAATCGCAAGAAGTCTTGAAAAAACTTGTATTCAAGGAACATATAATAAAGCTAATGCAGATGATAAAGTAAACAAAACAAGAGGTATGGTTGCAGCCATTACAACAAACGTAGTAGCTGCTGCAGGAAAACCACTAGACATTTGGCTAGTAAATGATTTAATGCAAAAAATTTACGATAGTAACGGAGATATAACAAGATTAACTTTAATGGTTGATGGAGTATCTCTAAATCAATTAAATGCAAGTGCTGTAGAAAATGGATTAACAGTAGCACCAGCTACAAGGAATGAAAACGGAATCCAAATTACAAAATTAATTATGCCTCTAGGAGAAGTAGACTTAATGTTAGGTCAATTCTTACCAGCAGGAACAGCATTACTTGTAAACTTTGAGGTAATAAGATCTATTGAACAACCAGTACCAGGCAAAGGTAACTTCTTTAGAGAATTACTTGCTAAAACAGGTGCAGGAGAGAAATATCAAATCTTTGGACAATTCGGTTTAGATTATGCTAACGAATTATATCATGGAAAAATTACTGGATTAGCAACAAAATTCACAAAACCACAAGGCAGAAAAGTTGTTTTAGTTAATGATGGAAGTATAAGTGCGTAAGAGGTAAAATATGAAAAAAGTAGTGTTGTGTCAACATTTTTTTAATAAAATAGGTGGAATTGAAACGTTTATTATAAACTTTTGTAAAACATTTTATAAAGAATATGATATAACGCTACTTTGCCGAAATATAGATATTGATAATGCTTTAAAATTAAGTCAGTATGCAGATGTTGTATGCGAACCTACAGATATAGAATGTGATACATTAATAATTACAAGTGTTTTAATAGATAATCAAATGATAGAAAAAGTAAAATATAAAAAAATATATCAAATGGTTCATTCAGACTGGTCTCAAATGAAAAGATTTTGGGACTGGGAAATAAAAAAATATTCTCCAGATACACAATTTATAGCTGTAAGTGAAAGTGCAAGAGATTCACTAAAAAAAGAATATGGTTATGACAGTATAATAATTCCTAATATTCTTATAAAACCTTATGTAAATTCTCAAAAAACTTTGAAATTATTAAGCTTATGTAGACTAACAAAAGAAAAAGGTTTTGAAAGAATGAAAATACTATGTGATTTATTAGAAGAATTGCATATTCCATATATATGGAATGTATATGGCACAAACGTTTATAATGAACAATCATACAAGAATATGATTATTCAAAAATCAATAACAAAAAATATTGGAGAAGTCATTAAAAATCATGACTATGTTGTTCAATTAAGCGATACAGAAAGCTTTTGTTACACAATGTATGAAAGTTTATTGTTAGGAGTTCCAGTATTAGTAACACCTTTTCCTAATGCAAAGCAAGAAATAAAAGATGGAGAAAATGGTTATATACTTCCATTTGATATGAATATTAGTAAAGATAAAATAAAGCAAATTTATAAAAATATACCCCAAAACGTTAAATATAAACAAGAAGGTGTAAAAGAAAAATGGCAAGAGTTATTGAAATAGAGGTTATAAATCCATATTCTGATATGAAACTTAATAAAGATATGAGCGTAGGAGATAGGATAAAAGTATCTGCTGACAGGTTAAGAGAATTGGAAGAAGCGGGAAAGAAAAATAAAATTCAGTTGGTAAAGGTTGTAAAAATAGTAAAAAAGGAGGACTAAATTAGGATTTCAGAAAAAGAACAAATAAAAGAAATGCGTTTAGAGATACTTGAAAACGCAGACAATGACGAAAAAGATGAAATATTTAAACTAAAATTAAAAAGAGCGAAACAAAGATATTTGAATTTAGTTTACCCTTTTGATAAAAAAATAACAGACTTACCAAATGATAGAGCCAGAGAATGGCAAACAAAATGTGCCATAGAGCTATATAAATTAGCAGGAGATGAAAATCTAACTAGCTGGTCGGAAAATGGAGTTTCTGAAAGTTATGCAAGAGCCGGACTTTCACAAGACTTATTAAATGAATTACCTCCAGCAAAGGCAGGTGTTCCTAGTTGAGTAGAAAAGATTGTCAAAAAAAAGATTTATATATTGCAAAACTATTAAAAGAGACATTTGATGATTATGGAAACAATATTAATGAATATGATGAACCTAAATATTATGGAAAATTTAATATACAGCCATTAAGTGGAGAAAGTGATGTTGCAGAATATGGGAGTAAAACTTCTAAAATGCAAAGAGTATTTGTTGATTATGACAAATATTTAGGGGAATTTAAAGAAGGTGATGTTGCATATTTAGACAGAACAACACCTACTAATGAGCGCGTTTATGGTGACAAGGCTAATTATAGAATAAGCTCCGTAAGAGAGCAAAATAAAAAAATAGCAATATATTTTGAAAAAATAGAGTGATATAAAGGGGCAAACAAGTTAATGAAGTAAAATTATCTTTATCGGATTTAGATAAAATGATACAAAGATATGAAACTAAAAAGAAGAATATGCCAAAAGTGGCTTTAAGAATTGTAGATAGACTAGCAGATATAATGATGGAAGACGTTTACCCAGATACAGAAAAAATACCAGCAATAACAAAAGGTAAAACAGCGGTAGCAGGAATTAGAAATACTGAAGAGAAATGGACATATCATGAATATGGGACGGGTATAATAGGTTCTCAAATACCACACACAGCAGAAGCTTTAGCAAAAGCAGGGTGGAAATATGACGTGAATGGACATGGAGAAAAAGGTTGGTGGTACCCAACTACTGAAAATGACCCTAATCCATATAAATGGACAGATGAGAGTGGAACATTAAGGGCTTGGACAAAAGGATTGCCAGCAGAAAGATCTTTCTATGAAGCATTAGAAAGAGCAAGAGAAATGTTCCCACAAATAGCAGAGGAAGAACTACTAAGAGAAACAAGGAGTTGATTTAAAGGGCAAGACCAGATGTATATGATGAAATGTATCAGTATTCAAAAGAATATATACAAAGCAAGTCTAAGTTTAGTCCAGTAGTATTAAAATCAGCACCTCAAGAAATAAACAAATTTCCGTTAGTAGTAATACCAGAATGTAAATTAATAATTAAAGACGAAACATTAGCACATAAAGAAAAAGAATATCGCTTGATATTCGATATAGAAGTTTATTCGACAGATAAAACTGTTGGAAATAAAAAGGTTGCAAGGCAAAGCATTATAGCTGAGCTAGAAAAATTAATATATGATGTTTTCGAGGGGCACTATCTAATGAAGGTGGCAGAACCTAAACCAACACCAAATATTGACAGAAACGTAGACAGGCTATATATGAGAGCAGAGGCAACAATTAATGAAAAGAAAATTATTTTTAGGAGGTAATTTAAAGGGCAGATGAAAATGTAAAAGCAATAGCAGACATTGGAACAATGTTATATGGAAAAAAGAAAGGTGCAAACTCATTTACAGAGTTAGTAGAAATTAAAGATGTACCAGATACTGGTTCAGATCCAGAACAAATTGAAGTAACAACATTAAAAGACAAAAATAAAAGTTATATAGGTGGTAGAGGAGACAATCCAGCACAAAGCTTCTTATATAACTATACAGAAGAAAATTTCCATAATAAAGTAATGCCTTATTGTAACGGAGAAACACATGATTTCTTAGTAAGATTCCCAGATGGAACAGGTTATACAATAAAAGGTAATGCAAGAACAAGAATAAATGCAGTATCACAAAATGTACCAATAGAAGCAACATTAACAATAACACCAGAAGCAATAGATTATAAAACATCAGAACAAGTTACAGCATTGTTACCAACAGTAAGTGCATAACTAAAAGATTTAAATGGAGGTAAATTAGTATGAGTAAATTTATGAAATTAGTAGTTAAAGAAAAAGAATATTTAATAGGTTTTTCTAGCAGAGCTTCTGTTTTAAAAGCAGAAAAGGAAGGCTTTATCAAAGCATTAAATTCAATGGATGAGGCACCAGTAGAAGGAACAGCAAAATTATTACATTTTGGTATGTTGGAAAAACAACCTAAAAATACAGTAGCAGAATGTAATCAAATATTAAATGATTATATAGAAGAAAACATGAGTGAAGAAGAAGGCGTAGATATTGGACAAATATCAAGTTTCATTATGGAACAATATTCGACTTTTTCAGGAGCCCCAGCTGGAAAGAAGAAAATCAAGGAAATAGAAATAGTAGAAATTTAGAAACAGATGGGGAGAAAGTAAAAACGCTTCAAGAACTGTTTTATAAATATTTAATACCATTAGCAATACAAGTTCGGTATGCCCTTGCAAGAATTTTGGAACGATGAACCAGACTTGCTTTGGACATACCGAAATTTATATATAAGAAAAACAGAAGAAGAAGCAAAATTACAAAAAGAAATGATGAATACAAGTGCTTGGCTACAAGGCTATTACACCTATATAGCGGTAACATCAGCTTTTAGTAAAAGCGAAAATTACCCGAATAAACCGATTGAACTTGAAGACAAGCCATTAAATAAATTAGAAAAGAGCAAAGAAGTTGAAAACAAAATAAAACAACAACTTTTAAATGCAAAAATAATGCTAGAGCAAAGGAGTGCTAAAAAGGGCTGATTATAATGTAGATACATTAGAAGACAGAGTAACTTTGGATTACCAAAGTGTAATAACAGGGATTGACCAAATAAAAAATTCTGTCAAGGGACTTAAATCACAATTAGACAAAATTGGTAAGAACACAGGTATTCCAAAATTAAACAGCCAAATAAAAAAATCTTCTTTTGGTAACACAGTCAAAGGTATTGCAGGATTGGGCACGGCAGTTGTAACTGGTAGAAAGATGATTAAAACTTTACAAGGAATGACAGATGAGAGTGTAAGTTTTGTAGAAACTGCAAACCTTTTTAGTGTATCTATGGGAAAAGGTTTAAAAGGATTAAACCAGTATTATGAAAGAGCAGTAAAATTTCAAAATGAGTTAAAAGAAAAACTAGGTGTAAACATAGAAGAGAGTATGAACTATCAAGCATTATTTAATTCTATGTCAAAATCTATGGGAATAAGTGCAAAATATGCATATATTCTATCAGAAAATTTTACTAAGCTAGGTTATGATTTATCATCCTTATATAATATAGATCCAGAAAATGCAATGCAAAAATTAAGAGCGGGCTTAGCTGGACAAACTAAACCATTAAGAGATTTGGGGCTTGACATAACGCAACAATCATTACAACCTATTGCAGATAGTTTAGGAATAGAACGTAGTGTAAAAAATATGTCACAAGCAGAAAAGATGGTATTACGTTATATTGCTGTATTAAAACAAGCACAAATAGCACAAGGCGATTTTGCAAATACCATGGAAAGCCCTGCAAACCAATTAAGAATATTTAATGCACAAGTAACAGCTTTTAAAAGAAATATGGGTAATTTATGGCAGGGATTTTTAGGTGGAATATTACCCTATATTAATGGTGTTATGATGGTAATAAACGAACTCCTAAAAATGGTTGCTAAACTATTTGGTTTCAAAGTTTCGGACCAAAAAGTAAATTTAAGTGCAAATATAGGAGCAGATGATTTGGCTGATGACCTTGGAACAGCTAGCGGAAAAGCAAAAGAATTAAAAAATCAGTTGATGGGATTCGACGAAATAAATAACATAACATTGCCAAGTAACTCCGGTAGTAGCTCAGGTGGTGTAAGTGGTGGTATAGACCAAAGACTATTAGATGCAATGCAAGAATATGACAACTTAATGGATAAAGTAAAAGGCAAAGCTACAGATATTAGAGATAAAATAATGGAGTGGTTAGGATTTACTAAGAAAATAAACCCATTAACTGGAGAAATTAACTGGGAATATGCTGGAATGAGTAAACAAGCAAAAACTATGCTAGGTATTTTAAAAACAATATGTGCATTATATATTGGAACAAAAACATTGAAATTAATAGGCTGGTTAAATACCTTAAGAAAAGTTTTGTTAGGAACCAAAACGGCAACTACAAGTTTTCAATCAGGATTGGCATTATTAGGCAAAGAAACTAGAACAACCTGGTCTGCATTAAAATTAGGAGTGGAACAGTTTAAACTGTACAGACAAGCTGGTGATAGTGTAACAAAGTCTCTTGGTAAAACAACTGGTGCAATGTTATCTCTAATACCTAACACTGTGAAAGTAGCAGGGGGCATAGCTGGATTGGGTGGCTCATGTGTATTAGCGTATAAATCAATGGAAGATTTGAAAAGTGGAAGTATAGGTACTACAGAAGGATTGTTAAAATTAGCAGGGGGAATAGCTGGAGCAACAGCAAGTGGAGCATTAATTGGTTCAGTCTTTGGTCCAGCAGGAACAGTAATTGGAGCCCTTACAGGCTTAGTAGCATCAGGAACCACAGCTTTACAGAGCTATAACAATGTTTCGAAAGACTTGAGAGAAAGAATAGAAGAAAATGGGAAAGCCATAGAGGAAAGTACAAAAACAATAGAGGAGAGAACAAAAGCAACACAAGATACAATTAATAATCAGATGGCAGAACTAGAATATACTGAAAAGTTAACAAAGGAACTAGAAAATTTAACAGATTCAAATGGTAAAGTTAAAACCGGTTATGAGGAAAGAGCAAATTTTATATTAAATCAATTAAATAAAGCCTTTGGAACAGAGTATAAATTAACTGGTAATAGGATATATCAAAATGGGAAACTTATAGAAAGTATAGATGGAATCACAAGCAGTATATATAAAACAATAAATGCCAAAAAAGCAGAAATAATCTTAAATGCAAATGAAGGAAACTATGCAAAAGCTATCCAGGAAAGCACAAAACTATACCAGGCAAAAGAAACAGCAATAAAAGATTGTTCAGATGCGCAATCAAACTTTTCAAAAATATTGGAAGATTATGGACTTACAATGGCTGATTATACCAATAACACATATAAGTATCAAAAAGCATTAGTAAGTTATAAGAATATTTGGACTCAAAGTTTGGCAAATGCAAAAAATACTTACGAAAAAGCTACACGAGAAGTAGATGAAAGTACAAAGAACTGGACTAATTGTTGTAAGACTATAATGGATTTTGAAAACTTAAAAACTGCAACTATATCAGCTAATCAGGAAGAAGTTGATAGAATTTTACAACAAATGACTAAAAGCTATGAAACGGAGTCAGGAACACAGACTCAAACAATAAATCAGCAAATGAAAAAAGAAATAGAAATTGCAAAATATAAGAAAGAACAATTGATAGAAACTCAAGGGGAAATTAATGAGGAAACTGAAAAGTTATTAAATTCTCAAGTTGAAATAGTTGCAAATTCATTAAAGAACCAGACACAAAAAATTGAAAACTTAACACCAGAAGTTGTAGAAGCTTGGAGAGCATTAGGCGAAAATAACTATGAAATATATAGAAAAAAGGTTAGTCAGTTATCACCAGAGGTACAAAAAGAGGTCCAAAAGATGACTGGTGTAATTGTTCAAGAGACAAACAATGCAGTACCGAAGGTTGAAAAAGCTTCAAATAGCATATATGAAGCAATTACTAAAGATTTAAAAGGAAATTTTAAAATTGATTTTGGGGTAAATGTTGATTTTAAGGAATTAAAAAGTAAATTAAAATTAATTAAACTGTCAGTAGAAAAGATGAGTAGAGTTCCAATACTTGGTAGTGCCTTTAAAGGAATTTCAGGAAATATAGATAGCTTAATTAATCAATTAACAGTGAACGGATACGAAAGTGGAGGATTTCCAGTAAGTGGAGAGATGTTCTTAGCAAGAGAAAATGGATTACCAGAAATGGTAGGAAAGATAGGAAATAAAACATCTGTTGCCAACAACGGACAAATTATTGAGGGAATAAAAGCAGGTGTATATGAAGCTGTAATGACTGCAAATGCACAAAACGGTAGCACAAGAGTAAATTTAGATGTCAGGGCAGATGAAGGAATAATAGTAAAAAAAGCTTCAAAAGGATTTACAGAATATGTAGAGCAAACAGGGGAGCTACCTTTCCCTGTGCCAGTATAAAGGAGTGAAATAAAGGAGTAAACGATATGTATCAGACTTTGTAAGCAAAACTTATGTATCAGGAGACTTGATTTCAATAGAAGGCTATAAACCAGACTTTATAGCAGGTTATGAGATAGAAGAATATGACTTAAGTTTAGAAGCGGGAAGAAATGCAAAAGGTACAATGAGATTAAATTACATTGGAACAAAATATAAAGTTATATTAAAAACCACTCCTTTATTCCAAGCACAATTAACAGAATTTTATTCCCACATACCAAGAAGAGCAATAAGCGTTACATTTTTCAATCCTTATACGGGAGAGAGCAAAACAATAAGTGCATATAGAGGAGATAGAAAAGTATCAATGTTATTTGACATAGATTGTGTAGGAAAACTATATGACGCAGTAAGTCAATCATTAATAGAATTGTAGGTGTGAAAAAGGGCAAGTAATGAATTTAAACAGGAATGCAAAGCAGACGTTCAAAATTTAAAATATGCAACAATAAATATAAAAGGAACTGCAACTAATATAACAGAAAATAATGACTTACAAGAATTTGAAATTAACTCCAACTGTTATGTAAACGACAGATTTATTGGAACTGCTGTCGCTAAAAAGGCAACAGTTAAGCTATTAGATGATGGTAACTATTCACTAGAAAATAAAGATATAAATATAAAAACAGGAATAGAAATAAACAATGCAAAAGAATATCAAAAATTAGGAACATATACTATTCCAAAACCAGACACAGAAGAAGTATCAGGAAATACAAGTTTCACAGGGTATGACTACATGAAAAAATTTGACACTCAATATGTAGATAGTAATACATACCCTATAAGACTAGACACTTGTTTAGAAAATTTATGCAGTCAAGTTGGTTTAACACTAGGGAATAAAAATTTTCCTAATAATAGTTATATGTTAAAAGGAAATCCTTTTACTAATAAAGAAACTAGAAAAACAGTATTAAGTAACCTAGTTCAATTAGCAGGAGGATTTGCAGAAATAGATGTAGAGGATGGTAAACTTTATGTAAGAAATCTTGATGTAAGTGGAGAAGCAGTAGAAACTATTGACGGAAATAATTATGACGAATTTAAACCCAACAATGTATTTGGACCAGTAAACTCTGTAAGAATACAAATGAATAGTGGTGTAGATGGAGAAGAAACAATAAAAGAAGCAGAAGGAGTGACAGACGAGAATAGATGTCAGATAACAATAGCAGATAATTATTATTTAACATCAGCAGAAGAACGAGAAGCGGTTATAAACGGCATTTTCAACGCATTGAATGGCCTTACATATCTTCCGATAGAATTAAGCTACTATGGCTACCCTTGGCTCAAACTAGGGGATAAGATAAAAGTAAAAGACAAGAATGATAAAGAATATATAACTTATGTTATGGAACACACTTTAAAATATAACGGATCATATTCTGGAATAATTAAGGCAATTGCATTAACTAAAACACAACAAGCATATAAAGAAGTTTTGTCTTTAAAAGATTGGAGAAGAAACACAGAATTAGCAGTTGATAAAATAAACGGAAAGATGACAGCTGTAATTGAAGAGCAGTCAGAACAAAGTGAGAAGCTAACCAAAGTAGAGCAAGACGTAAATGGAATAACCAGTAAAGTATCATCAGTAGAGCAATCAGTAGAGAACATAACAAAAATAGAAGGTACAGCAGAAGGAAAGAACATATATATAGAT